TGAGAAGTGTACTTGTTCAGGTCCATATTTTCCAAGTACCTTTATAGCGTAGTTATCATCAAGACATTCCCATTGATTCCAATCCCATCGAAGTACCAATCCAGCCTGACATTCTTCATATGAATCTCCTATAAGTTTCATTCTCTTTGATAGGTTGAAGTCATCAAGTTTAGCAATACCAAGTGTTTGCTGTGTTGATTCTCCTTTCGTTTGGTCAGAAATACCTGAATTTACACCTACAAAATTACTTAAATAACTATTCAAATTTAATGCCCCAGTTATCTCAGGAGTTTCAAAACGATATATTCCGTTAGAAATATTTTGATTCATTCCTACTGTTGCAGAAACAATTCCATCTTGTCTCCAATCAAGTTTAGTAATATCAGGAAACATTTTATTATCGACTGCTGTCATATCAGCATTTCTCTTTCTATTGTTGTTTAATACTTCATTCAAGTTGACTCTGATTGCTTCAGCTATAATCTTTGCCATATCAGCCGGTCCAGGACCCATTATGTTGAAAGGATTCTCTGTTGCATTCCAAAATTCATATGAATATAGATTGCTCTTGAATACATTTACAAGTAATTCAAAACGAACCCAAGTACCTGATTTATAATCAAACAATGCGTAGTATCTTGTACCATTCATTGAAAATTCAAGTTCAGTAAAGTTATATAGGTTTTGACCTACATAATTATTTGATTCTATATCCAATCCAACTGATGAAAATCTATTTATCTTATTGCGATAAATATCTTCATTCATTTTAAAATCTTTCTTAGAATAATTTGCTTTTATTTTAGCAACTTGTGCTTTGTCATAAATAGGATTATCTAAGTCTGCTTCTGTCTTAAAAATGTTTGAGCGGCCAACATATATAAAATCTTCTACATTATTTCCTCCGTCAGGGTCAAATATAAAATCGTAGTGGTCTATATTATTTAAAACTGATTTATATTTAGGGTCTGATTCTGCGTGTATTTCATATATACCTATGTTTGAAATAGCACAAAGTCTTTTTGATATTCTATCTTTTCTTCTCCAAGCTCCACGAGCAGATGATGTATCTTCATCAAAAAATGCTTGTGTTCTTTTTGCTCCTTCTAGGTTAGAACCTTTCTTATCTGAGAAGACTGTTCTAGGTGGATTATTTACCTGTGAAAGTAAAGTATCAACAAATCCATTCATAATAACGCCATCAAAAGGAATATTGAGTCTTCCTTTCAATGCCGGTTGTAACTTATAAGCCAACATATCTTCAATCTCTTTTATCTGTTGCATTCTAGGTTGTTTGAAATTCACACAATTCAAAACCATCTTGCAACACTTCTTTATAACTTCATCTTTATTTAATTTAGCATCGATAACAGGAGCAACTTCAGTAGTCTTTGGAGTAATTACTTTCTCAACAACAACTTTTTTTATAACTTTTTTAGCCATTATTTTTTATCTTGTGGCACTTTGTTATTAAAATCTTTCTCAAACTTTCTTAAAATATTTGCTTCTTCATTCATCTGTGCTAATAGTTTTGCATCTTGTCTCTCCAAAAATTCTTTTTGTTTTATTCTAAATTCATTTTCAACTTCAATGAAATCATCAGTATGTTTTATATGCCATTTTTCTGCATCATTTCTTATCTTTGAAATACTCATTCTTACATCCATATCTTCATCAAGAGCATTCTTCAACACTGTGATGTTATAAAATCTACGAATAAATGCTTCCAATTTACCCATCTCACTTCCTTTGTATGCGTGTTTTGCGTAATTTTTTGAGGTTCCCATATGTTTATTTATTATAATTTCTTATTTCTTTGTTTTCGTGTCTCTTTATCCAGTTACAGTTTGCACAAAGAAGTTGATATCTATTTTCTTTATTTAAAAAACTTCTAAATACATTTTTATAAAAATTACCTGTAAAATTATGTTCTCTTCTCTCTTTTGCACCTCCTCCGTTTATATGATCAATCTGTAATGCTCTTTCATCTGAAAAACCACACTTTATACATTTTGAACCTAGAATCTCAATAGCAATTTTTCTTTCTCTTCTTAAATAATCTCTAAAATAATTTTCTCTTCTTCTTATGTTTCCACCTTTCCAAGCAGGATGTTTTTCTTTTTCCAACCCTTTCTTGACTCTAAATTGTTTTCCAATTTTGTTTCCTTTTACAAAGGTCATATTGATTTTATATTATCACACATTTATAAAAAATACTACACCACTTACCAACTACGAATTATTTTTATTTTACCTTTTCTTTTTTTTCTTTTAAAACTTTCACTGACTTGATGAGTTAAATGAAAATGGTCTCTACACGGATATATTCTTAGGAGTATATGATCTTCTTCATAGCGTTTATTCGCTACAGTTCTTGCACCGCGCATATCATATATCCTTTTACCTGTTATTTGACAATAATCGTTGTTATTCATATTACCAGTGTGTTATATCTTCTTCATCATTTGTAGGATGAGGGTCAATATTACCTTCATATCGAGAAGTTTTTATATGTTTTACTGGCAATGAAATCTGAGTTTCTTCGTTTGTCATCAAGTGTTCAATCATTGCTGTACCTCTTACCATATCGGCACAGTGAGAGGACCAATCGTGCAAAGGTTCATCATCATATTTTAATAACTGTTCATTCCATTTCTTTTTATAGTTTCTAAGAGCAGACATAGCCTGAGAACACATAACTTCATTGATATATATTCTAGCCAACATAAGTCTTACTGCAAGGATTCCATCCTGAATACGAGACATTGGAATAACTTCAAATATATATCCCATTTCTTTTGATAACTGTACGATAGTTTTACCAGTCATCATTTGTCTATTGTTTGCATCGTGTGGAGCAAAATGTTTTCCGTAGTTATACTTAAATTCTTTTTTCTTATCTTCAAGCATATTAAAATAGTGGTCCAAACCAAATCCTTCATTTTCATAGTAATCAATCAAACGAATATCCGTTGCTGTTCTTTGCCAAAATCCAACGGACATTGAGTCATCTATACCCAAGTCCCACACTGTATGGACCTTTAATTTAGGGTCAAAAGGAAAAACTTTGATTCTTTGTTCTCTTCGCGCTTGATCTAACTCCTTTGTGTAATAAGCTCCTTTGATAACTGGGTCATCCCAAGAACCATCACGCCAAGATTCACGCAATCCATCAGGCAAACCATCGAGCATATGTTTATAGTTCGGGTCATTCTTCAACAAGTGAGGATTATCTTGTAGTCCTGCTGGTATGAATATTCTTTTGAGTCCTGTAATAGGGTCAGTAGTTATGATTGGTTTTGTCGGTGTGCCTTTGATATTAAATCTTGCGCGTACCCAATAGAATCCAGGACCATCAGGATTACAGTTTGACATAGTTATCGTTCTTTTGCCGGCAATAGACGAACGGCACGATGCTTTGAGCCTTAAATAATCAATTTCACGCGGAATCTGAGTCAACTCTTCAATCAACATTCTCAAATATTCGTGTCCTTGATACTTAGAATAAGCATTTGCATCTTTTAAATGGCCTGTTCTTATCTTTGCACCTTCCTTTCCACCCTTCAACATCTTAATAAAGTCAGGAGGATTGCCTACCTTCTTAAATCCTTGTGATGAATACCATCGATTTGCTCTATCAATCCAATCTTTCATATCGTCAGAATTTCTTCTGATAACTAAAGCTCTATATAGTTCTTCATCAGTGTCATAAAGCAAACCCATTATACCAGCATCTGTTTTTCCTCCACCTCTTTTTCCACCATAAAGAATCTCATCGTATTCTTCTGATGCGATTGCTTCAAGATATTCGGTTTGAGGTCCTTCATTTGGTTTCCAACTTTGCATATTACTTTATTTTTTTAAAAGGTGTTTTTAAAATACAATTTGGGCAAGTACAATCGCTTCTGTACGATTGTCTCTTGTTTCTCTTGCATCTATTTTTATATTTAGTTGGGTCAATCATTTTATTTTTTCTTTTTACCAGGCAAATAAATTATTGAGCCATTTGCATTTAACTCTAGTTTCTCGCTTGCATATGATCCGCGCAACTTGTATGCCATATCAATACCTTTTGATTTTGCATTTGCATCATCGATTGAATAGAAAGCCATTCTTCCTTTTTCAGATTCTCTAATTGAAATAAGTTTTAATCCGTTTGATTCAACATTTGCTTTTATCTCATCATTCTTCATCATTTTTGGAAAAGTAAAGTAGTCCAACATTTTATGTTGAAGAAGTTTTTTGTGTTCTTGCGCGAGTAAAGATTCAGGCAAATATTGGTCCATCAATTGTTTCCAACTCTTAGACTTAGTTAATTTACTAGGATCAACTGCTGTTTTTGGAGAATATCCGGCATCTCTCATTGCTCTACTGACACTTCTACCATTTTCTACTACATTTTTAAATGCTATTTTTTGTCTTAAATTTGGAGTAGTATTATAGACTTTTTTCTTTTTCATAGTAACCATATTGACATTATCATACCACTATTTTTGAATAGACTCAACCCTGAAAAAATATATCTACACCGCCAATTACCGGACGGGAGGAAAAAGATCTATTCTTCCAGGCTTCAATCTACTATTTTTTTCTGCACATTTTCATATTCCATTTAACATCTTCTTTTGTTGCTTTACATTCATATCCTTTTAAACCACCAACTATACTTGACCAATCTAAACACT